AGCATGGACGCTAACGTACGCCTCATCCAAGCACAGATCCGGCAGGACTGTGTCGGTAGGCGCGTTAAAAAGTCCCCGTGGGAACGGCTATTGCCGCTCCTCGGGAACCCTAACCCAAGTGATGCCGGTCGGTTGTTCTATCGAATGCCGACTGGTTCGCTCCTATCGGAGACTCACAAGGGTAAACGCATAGGCCGTCAAATATGGCAGCCGAAGCGTAAATACTTCTCGCCTCCCCAAAAGGAGGGGCTTAGAGTCATTCTGACTCGAGACTTAGGTCTCAAACCAAAAGTAGTGGCGACACTTCTCGATAGAGAAGTGAACCACTTCATGAGGATCGAGGAATTCATATCTGGATTCGTCGACTCATTCTGGCTCGCGGATGAAAAATATTTCATCCATGGATCCAGTGAATCTAAATTACTACGATACGTGGTAAGGAAGATTTTCTACGTAGGGACCTATAATTTAGGTCTTTTAGTAGATCAGTGGAAGGAATGGGGTAATAACCTCTTCCATACACTAGCGGAAACGATTACTATCGGTGACCGCGAATACGCCCAGAATAATATATTCCGGACGTTAGACCGACTACCCATTGCTATCGCAGTGAGAGCCGGTGATAGGTCGATGATCGTGCAACAGCACGTCTCGCACCTAATCTCTAGTCGACAGATGCCATATATGGGTCTGAAGACTGAGTTAAAAGCCAGAGAGAAGTTCAAATCTGTTCTTCAATCTGACTTTACGCCATCCCCTAAGACTATCGTCCAGATGGGTATGGCTGCTCGCCGTATCGGATCAATCTGTCGAAAGATCCGACCCGGGAGTATCCCTCATTCGGTATGTCACGTATCCGTGACATCCTCGGGGGAAATCGACCATTCCGTCGCACAAGGTGCGCAGGCATTGGCCGTTAAGGAAGCTCTAGTTAGAATACTAACTAGGGTCCCTGAAACTGACGAAGTGGAGGATACTCCCTTCGGTCAGGTAACTCACCACTGTGGAATACCATTGTGGCGGAGTTTATTCCGAGACGAGATTCTGGATACAGATAAATCGTTTTTGGATACCTTTACCTTTATTAAGGAACAAGGTTGGAAGTTCTACGGGCTCGATAGAGCACTCGGAGAACAACTTATATACGTGGCTTGGAAAGAATACGATCCAACCCCCGTATTACGTGCGACTGTTGTCCCAGAGATGGGCAACAAGGCACGTCATGTAACACTTTCGGCCTATTGGCTTAATGTGTTACAGGCACCACTTGCACACGTCTTAATAGACGCGATGAAGTGGCATCCTTCCGTCTTCTCGAGCTTTCACCGACAGGATCAAGCTTTCGAAGCCGTGAAGGGACTTTGCCGTCTGGATATTGATAAATATCCAACGATAAAGTATGCGCTTAGTAGTGACCTAAAGGACGCTACGAATGCGCAGAACTGGAGTATTACTAAAGTAATGCTACAGTCATTCATAAACGGGTATGGACTATCGTTCAAACCCGATTATGTTAACCTAGTACTAGACCTTATCGGGCCTAGACTGGTACTGTTTGACGATGATACTAGCGTATTATCGAAAACAGGCATAATGATGGGGGAGGCTATCGCCAAACCATCATTAACGCTCCTAAATCTATCGATTGAAGAGCTTGCATTCTTGACCCATATCCAAAAGGAATGGTATCTAGAATTAAATGAGGCCGCACCCTATCGGGCGTGGCGCTTCATTCATATAGGCGGTGATGATCACCTCGCTAGCGGACCATTACCTTACCTTAAAACCATAACTGATATACATATCCGTTGTGGTTCGCACATCTCCCCCGGGCAACATGGTTACTCGAGGTACTGTGTG